CATCGACCCGGCTCCACCGGTCATCGGGATGACGGCCTCCGGGTAGCCGGCCTCAGCGAGTTTGACAATCGTGCCGTCCGCGGTGGGGAGCACGACGCCGCCTCCGGCCAGCGCTGGCAGATTGCCCGGGTCGTACCCCTCGGGATAGGGGTTGTTCGGCCCGGTCCCTGCCGGCCCCCCATAGGTGGCGGCCCACTGTTCTGGAGTCAGAAGAGTCGAGTCTTCATGTGGTTCGCCACCGCCGATGAGATTGAGAAGCCCCGTGGCGATGTTCCAGCCGACCAATGCCTCTATCGCAGGGGCAGCAATCGCCGCCACCAGCCCACTGGCCGCTCCGCCCGCACCGGCCGCCGCACCAGCCCCGACGCCGCTCGCGGCGCCCACGCCAGCCGCGGCACTGGCCGCTGTCCCGCCGCCGATCCCGCTGAACATGCCAGCGAACGCGCCAGAAAATCCCCCTTGAGCGCCTGTCAGCGCGTTGAGCATGCCCCCGATGAATCGGTGCGTGAACGATGCCAGAATCTCGGCCATGACCTGCTCGGCGCTCGCCTTGATCTGGCCCCAGATGTCGACAAATCCATCCTTGAACCCCTTCGCCCCAAGAATCATCGACGCGAAGCTGCCCTCGACAGACTTGCCAAGATTCGACAGAGTAAATGCCACGGCCGTCTGAAGTTCCGAATGCACAGCTTCAACTTTGGCCTTGGTGTCGCTGGCTGCTGTCACTTGTGCGGCATCAATGTCGCCGAGATGACTCTTGAGAGCAGCTAATTGGACTTGGTAGTGCTCAGCCGTCTGCGCTTCGCCGCCCTTGAACACGGCAACCGCATCGGCGAAGTGCTGATACAGGAGTTCGCGTTTTTTGTCGTACTCGCCCAGCGCGGCCAAGGTCGCACTCCGCGCTGTGTCTTTCTCGGTCTTCTCAATCGCCGCGTGATTCACGATGAACTGCTTGAGATAATCGGCATCGCGCTTGAGCTTGTCCTGATTGACCGCCTTGAGCAGTTTGTCGCCAAGAGCCACCGCATCAGCCGTCATCTTCTGATGCTGCGCGAGGGCATCGGCGCGGAATTTTTCTTCTCTCGCGACGACCTTGACGGCTTCGGCGCTGAAACCATAGGCCTTGGCGATATCGTGTTCAGCCTTGCCGGCGTCGAGGAGGGCCGCAATCTGGTCATACTCAGCCGCCGTGAGACTGCCGAGACCAAACTGGAGAGTCGCTAACGCCTGAAGGCGCTCGTCATTCGCTTTCTTCGCCGCCTTCGCGCGTTCCTCGTCAGCCTTTTGTTCCTCCTGCGTCTTCTGGATTCGCGTGTCAGCGCTCTTCGCAAAGAGGGCCATCATCTTCGCCGATTCGCTCGCAAGATACTGTTGCTCTTCCACTTTCGCGAGATAGGCGTCCTGTTCCGCCCGCGAGAGACGGTAGACGGCTTGCTTCTCCTCTTCGAGGCTCGTTCCGTGGCGTTTCGCGTTGGCGGCGATGGCATCGCTGAGCTTGGAGCTGTAGTCGCCGACCGACATCATGGCGCCCACGATCTCGCCCGACCAGATCGTCACCTTCGACCACAGGGCCTCCCACGCATCCTTCGCCGCCTCAAGCCGGATGACCGTCTCATTCGACATGACGGTCGCCGCTTCGCCGAGTTTGGTGTAGCCCTCGATCATGCCCGGCAGAAGTCGAGTTGCGCCCTTCCCGAACAATTCCTGCGCGACATTCGCACGGGTCATCGGGTCTTCGATGGCCCCGACCGCATCGGCAATCGTGCGAAACGCCTCTTCCGGCTGCATCGCGCGAATCGTGCTGAACTCTACGCCGGCCTTCTTGAGCGCCCCAACGGTCGATTTATCGCCGGTTTCAAGCGTGCGATTCATGATGCCGATGGATTTCTCGACATCCTCCATCGTGGCGCCAGTCTGCTCAGCGGCGAACTTGAACCGCTGCGCAGCTTCAGCCGAGATGCCGAGCCGGTCGCTCATGTCCTTAATGTGGCTGGCGGCGTCGAAAATTTTCCCGGCGAAATTGACCACCGCCCCGGCGGTGAACGCCACACCAATCAGGCCCGCCGCACTCTTGAGGCCAGACCACATTTTCTCAAGCGTCAGACCTGTCTGCGCCGCCGGGGCCTCCACCTTCCGTGTCGCGGCTTCGAGATCGCGCATTGCTTGAGGCGCGTCGACCCCGAGTTTCTGATAATGCCCAATTGCGTCCTGCATGGCCTTGTTGACGCGCAACTGATCGGCCTCGACAAGTTTGTCGGCTCCTTCTATCGCCTGAACAGCCTGGACATATTCCTGTGCTTTCCGGATTTCATTCCCGCCAAGGAAGTCACGCACCGCCGCATTGACGGCCCGCTGGCGCGGCTCAAGATCCTTCTGGAGTTTCTCGCCGAGCACTTGCACATCGGCCGTCGCGCTCTTCATGGCGCGGGTAAACTCCGCCGTATCAGCCGTGAGGAGCGCCCGAAGGGTGCCAACAACCGCACTAGCCATGACGTGATCCTTTGCGTAACGGAATCCCGTAGCGATGACTCAACAGATAGATGGCATCCTGCTGTTCCTGAGCTGTCGGTCGGCGTCGTCGCGCGACAGTCTTTGGCTCAATCAACGACGACAGAGGTGGGAGCCGTTTCTTGTTCATGGTCTCGACATAGATCCGATTGGCCTGCCACACCTGAACGGTATCCCGCTCAAAGCGATCTATGGCCCGCAAGGCGGCCGCCTCGAACTCCACCCAAAGCTCGGCTGGCGTGACCGCCCAAAACTCCGAGGTGCTCAGGCCGAGCCGCCGGGCGTCGACCCAGAGCTGTCGCCAGTCCCAGCCTGAGCCGCCAGAGGGTTTGCTGCACGCTCCTCGGGTACCCCTGATCGCCTCGGCGCGTTGAGGATCAACATCTGCGTCAACGGGCTGATGACGTGCTGATACCCGCCGAGGTCATCAAGAAGATCCCCAACGGAATCCACCGTCTTAAACTCAGCGCCGTGATACGGCTGCAAGACGGCGAAGAGCAAATACACCACGGCCTCAAGACTCATCTGATCAATGGCGCCGAGAATCTGCCCGTACGTCTTGCCGCTGCGCCGCTCCATGTCGCGGATCGCGTTGGTGCGTGGACGGAGCGTGTATTCCTTCCCGTTCACCACCAACGCGACCTCCCCGCGTTCAGGGTTTGCCATCAGTCACTCCATCAGGCCGGCAGATCGGCGAGATACGACGCCACCGGCTGCACCGATACGGTCGCCGTCAGCTTGTCGTCGATGGTGATGCCCACGCTCGGCGTGAACTCACTGATGTAGCCGCGAAACGCCAGCTCCAGCGGTGGACTGTCGGCCGTGTTGTAGCGGATGACCATGTTCCGCTCTTCGCAGGTCTCGGCAATCTTCGCCAAACCGCCCGCGGCAAACGATCCCGTGCCTCCGCCAGCATAGGACTGCGACTCGTCTTCGGGCAGCCAGATCAACTGGCCGGTGAACGGGGCCGTACTCCGGATGCCCGCCATGATCTCGCGGTGCCGCCCCGTGCTCCTCAGATGTGTCTTGTCGACGGCTGACGTGGACGACGCTCCAGCCTGGAACGAGACCACGCCTGCGACGGCCTGAAAGACTTCAGGGCTCGCCTCGTCGCCAATGAGCCATTGCGTGCCGTATCCAGGTACGGCGCCATCGGCGGTGTAGAAGGTGTCTGTGAGATCTGCCATTGTCTGCTCCTCATCGGCCGGATGTCGTTCACCATCAAAAGCAAAAGCCACCACGCACGCCGCAGACTCGTCTGCGTCCGTACGGGTGGCCGTTGCCCGATGGCCTTGTCGCGCGTCACACGCGCCGGCCTGGCGCGGTTCGGTTGCAAGCCTAGTGACGTCGAATCAAGCTGACTAACTCATTCCGAGAACCTCACCCAATAGTCGCGCATCACGCGAAACTGCCTCAACTCTTCCGCGTCATAGTCGTCGCGTACGTCGATCGGCAGGATTGACCACACCCAGATCGCCGGGCTTCCGCTCGTGTTGCCTGACCAGCCAGACAACCCTGACCCGGCTCCATCGCCGTGCATGGCCGCATCCAGCGCGAAGGCACCAGCCAACGTCGTCGCCACCGCATCCACCTGCACGCGTGCTCGATATGGGCCGCCCGCCCCTCGCAGATGCGCCGACTCGAATTCATCGATGCGCTGCACGCGCACGGCCGGAAGCGTCGGCGACTGCGGCAACAGGTCGGTATAGACCCGCGCACCAACCAGGCCGGTCGCCGCAGACACGGCCAAGATGCGGTCCCGCACAACTTCTGCCGCGGTCATCGCATGCCGCCTCCGCTCGACGGCCCGCGATCACGTTTCAAGATGGTCCAGAAGATTTGCGCCAGCGATTGCAGGGCCGATTCGCCCTGACCATCAAAGGCCGGGCGCATAAACGGCCGAGCGCGCATCTTGACCGTGCCAAACTCATGGAAGTAGCCGTAATAGAAGTCCTTCGCCGGCCCCACGGCCACCGCCACCTCATCCTCAGTCAGCCTGACCCCTTCGATCTTTGTCGTTCGGCTGATCGTCATGCTGTCGGCGAGATGCGGCGCCTCCGGCCCGCGCGGCGCCAGCCGCGCCATCTCATCCCGCATCGGCTCAGCCGCCGTCTTCAGCCCTTCGAGCAGCACCTTCGGCTTGAGCTCGTCTGAGAGCGCGTTAAGCGCCTTCGCGAGATCCGGCCCGCCGTTCAGCTTCATGGCAATCATGCGGACCTCGAAATCGTCATGAGTTCAATCCCGTCACGGCGCCCGAGTTGCTGCGCTGAGACAATGTCGTAGACTCGCCCCTGATAGACCAGCCGCCGCAGACTGGCGACGTCCACCACTTCTGGATCCATGTCCAGGTGATAGCGCAGCCGCCAACGCGTGTCGGCACTCGCCGCCTCCTGAGACGCAGCCATCCGTTCTCGGCCGGTGATCGCCACGATGGCCGCCCAGTCAGAACGAAGCGTCGACCAGTCGCCATCAGTCGGCGCTCCGACACTATCCACCGCCGGCGTCCGCGTCTCCAGCCGCACGTAGCGATCGCGCTCTCCCGCGTCATACGGCATGGAGATACACCCGATAGCCATCCCAGAGGTCGACGGCCGTCCTGAATGCGCGTGAGCTGCTGATGCCCTGTACCGACTCTGAGCGCTGCTTGTAGAATTCACCAATCACAAGCAGCATCCCGTGGACCAGATCGGCAGGAATCTCCAAATCAGCCGGACTCCCATCCACGGCCAGATAGCCGCAGGAGTACTGCACCTTGACCGCGTCAGGCTGCGTGCGTGTCGATGGCCAAGACGTGTCCGGCATCAGGACCACTGCCCCAGGCCCCGCCATCGGGCCACTGGGCGCCGTCACCAGATAGTCCGTGCCTTCAGTGAGCGCCTGGACGGTGCCGCCCGTATCGGTGTAGCTCACCGAGAGCACCTCGAGCAGCGGCGGATAGGGCAACCAGATATTCCCGGGCGGAAACCGTTCCAGCCAGCGCTCCCGGGTTTGTTCGGCGAATGCCCGCTGCGTGTACCGCTCGCCCATGAGCCGCGCAGCCCGGACCAGCCGTATCACGTAGGAGAGTTCCAGGCTACTGGCATTTGGCGTCCGCAGATGATCGCTGAGCACGTCTTCGGCGGGGATCGGCTCCTCAGTTGGCGCCGTGACCAGATGGTCCTGCACGCCGATGCGCGGATCGAGCAGAGACACGGATTCAGGCCACATCGCGCACCTCGTGATACGGAAACGACAATGTCTTCGGCGTCCAGCCGGGCCGGCGCTTGGCGATCAGCCGCTTCACGGCCGCATCCTCCGGCTGCTTGCGCTGATACCGAGTCGTCGAGGCATCCTCGACGTATTCATGGCGCACCAGATCATCGGCGAGCACGTGGATCGGAGCGACGGCCGCCACGCGCCGCCGATATTCACCATCCGTCCCGTAGTGTCCTGAGAGGGTTTCGTCATAGCCCCCGATGCGCCAGAACATCGTGCGGGTCATGACGAACGAGGCGGAGTGCGGAGTCACACGTTCCCCGGTGTGTTCGCGTCGAGAGAAGGCATAGACCACTGCGGGGTGATGCGCGCCGCTCACGAGCGCCTGGGCAGTCTCCACCGGCACCACATGATCCATGTCGGTCACGAGCAGCCAGCCATCCGGCGCATGATGGGCACCGATGTTGCGCGCCGCCAGCCAGTTCCACCGCACGTCGACCTCGATCCGATAGAGCGAGATCGCGAACGGGAGCATTGCGGGCAGCCGCGCCGGCGTCGGCGATCCGTCGTCCACCACGATGGCCGAGACCTGCGCGCGCAGATCCGCCGGCCAGAGTTGCCAGCCCGCGATCTGTCTGTCGAGGAATTGCGGCGCCTCGTAATAAGGATAGACCATCGTGAACGTCTTCGGGGTGAGCCTCACGCCCACCTTCACGACTGGACAATCACGACACCAGAGCGCCATCACGCGGCCCTCCAGATGGCGTTCACCCACGGCCACCGATCGGCAGCCTCGGCATTCTTTGGAACTTTTGCCAGAATGACCCGCGCGTCGGCGGGAATCTCGCCTGTCGATCCAATCGACGAGAGCCGAGGGAACCACGCTGCCGGCATCGTCTGCGCATCTGGATGTCGCTCCGCAAGCCAATCTTGATCGCCCCAGAGGCGCCGCGCGACCCCAAGTGACCAGTCGAGATAGAGATCCTGGTAGGCCCCAGCATCGAACACCATCACCGACGAATTAAATCGCTTCACCACCTGACGGCCATCAATCGGCCGGAACGTGGACCCGCCATCCGGAACCGTGGCAAACGGAGCCGGCCAATCAATAATCGCGTCCAGCGACCCCACAATCAGTGTGTCCAGATCCAGATACACCACACGCCCCTCGAGACCAGTGGCTCGGTTGAACAGTTGCAGCTTTGCCCACCACCCCTTGACCCCACTCATGGGCTCAATCTGACACGTCTCAATGGACGCCGAGATCCGAGCCGGACGATCCGTCAGACAGACCATGCGCATTGGTCGTGAGACCGCCCTGCGCACCATCGCCTCCAGCCGCTCGACATACTCAGCGGTGTACGGGACATTCCCGCGGACCCACACGCAGGCCACCGTAAGCGGAGCCATCTAGCGCCGCCTCCCAACGGCATAGATACGATTCGCTTGCGTATCGATCGTCTCCACCGCATACATCGACGCCAGAGAGCTGACGGCTGACGCCACTCCCGGGATCTGGAGATCGTCGAACACCACCACGTCATCGGCCCGTTGGCGCCTCGCGAGCGCGTGGCCCTCGGCGCGCACGACGTCGCCCGTATGCTTCCCGTCCACGAAGGCCACATGGACGCGGTCCAGACTGCTCGCGAGCCAGTCCGCTCCGGTCTGCCGCACGAAGGTAATCGCGTGGGCCTCCGGCCAAGGCGCCAGCAGTTCAGCAAGCGTCTTCGGCCCGTCGCACTCAGCCACCGTGTTCCGCAGCACGCGCGCGGCCGGATCGATGACATCCACCGACACGACTCGACCCGGCACACCAGAGTCCAGAAGCGCCCATTGGAGACACAGTGCCGAAAACCCCTTCGCCGTCCCGATGTCCAGCAGCGTAACCGGTGCGGATGCGGGGCCCCACGGTCCGATCGAGGTCACGTCCGCCGCAAAGCCACGAAGCGCACGGCTCGCCACGGCATAGAGCACGCGCCCGTGCTGCCAGTTCGGCGGATGCGCCTTGACCGGACAGGCCAAGACACGAGCCGCCGTCTGCAATCGCTCGCGCGATAACGTAAAGCCGGTCTCGGTCTCGACGTGGTCGATCATCGGATAGGGGCGCCACGATTCCGCAAAGAACGCCGCTTGATAGGCGCTGGCGAGGATCACGCGACCTCCTGCGGCAGAAACACCACGTCACTTTTAATCGTGTCGGCCTCACGATACCCAAGCTCTTGAATCGTCGCTTTGACCGTCGCCGGATCAATCCCGAGGAATCCGCAGCACTTGTTGATCTCGACCGCAATGACCGGCCGGCAGCGGCAGATCGTCTCGCATGCGCCACGAATGGCGTAGAGTTCCCATCCTTCGATGTCGAGATAGAGCAGATTGCAACAGGACAGCTCTAGATCGTCGAGGCGTAGGACCGGAATTGGCCCAGGAGATTCGACATACGTCAGCCCCT